ACCATATTTTGATAATACAGGGCAGTTGAATTTTGAAATTATAAAAACAGAATATGCACAATGGGGCGGATCAATAATACCTGGGCAGATAGATCATTATCCAATAAAAGAATCTGAAGTATTGGATTTTTCATTTACAAGAACAAAAGATGTATATACGAAAGTGGAAATGAAATATAATTGGGATTACGGGAGAAATGAATATGCCAGTTTTGCTTATGCCAGATTGGAAACTTTTGATTCAAATGAGATGAACAACGCAGAAGATTTTCATAGGATTGTATCTTTTGATACTGGGTATGGTCATGGTGCTGCCCAAACATGGTCACAAGGAAGTGGATATGATTTTAATTATTATGGATTAGAAAATGATGAGCAACACTTTGATTCAACTTTAAAAATAGATGCAAAATATATACGGGATGAGGATACAGCAAAACAATTCTGTAAGTGGTTATTATATTGGTATTGCAATCAGCACCTTATTATGAAAGTAAAATTGCCACTATCAAGGGGCATGGCAATGGAAATAGGGGATATGATCGTATTTGAATCCATATTGGGTGGGGTTAAACCTTACGGAATAGATTACAGCTATGATGCTGTTTATGATGATAGTATTGCTGATCTAATATGGTATGGTTATGAATTAAATGGGCAACAGGCGTTTCCAAATATGATGATAACCTCAACAAATAAAACATTAGAATATGTAGAAATAGAGTGCATACAGATGCACCTGTTAAAATTAAATAGAATATTAATAGAAGGAGTGCCTGGATGTAAGTGGGCTGGGATGGGTTCACAATGGATGACAGAAGATGGAGTATTGTGGACTATGCCACCAGAGTACAACCCAGATGCAGAATTTGAAGATAATAGTGGTTCATGGTATTCCATATCTTATGCTTGTGCTCAAATTTATAATGGTGTGAATTTTGATCAGAATTATGTTCGGGGGTATCTTAAATCTATAATACTTGAGCCAGATGCGGATTTAGAAGATAATGTTGCAACTGTAGAACAGATTGATTCAAAAATCATTCCTACATACAATGCCGGTGGTATTCCTTATAAACATGATCCTTTTCAATGTATAGGACCGCCGAGTATATCAAATCCATTAATGTATGTTAATAATGGGGGCAATAGTGCTATAGCACAGCAATACTGGAGGTCAGTAGATATAGAAAATAACTATGTTTATGTCCACCTTGTTGCAGAAGAATTTGCCGAAATAACTGCTGTATGGATTGGACTTCCAACTACTTATAATATTTACCAAAAACCAACAAATATTAAAGTGACTATAAAAGGGCATATTGATTCTTTTACCAGACCAAATGGAGAAATTATGAGCCCATCAGATGTGAGAGTATTTGGGCAAGATGCAAATGTAGGATTTACTATTGAACTTGAATCTGTTGAAGCAACATGGGCAGGTGTAGTAGGCTTTGGAATTGAGGATATACCACAAAGTAATCCTATACTTTCATGGATTGATCCGGGTGTACAAGAAGAAGGGTTACATACATCATCAGGATGGTTATCATTTGATATAGAATGGGATGATTGGCAAGGAATTCATCAAACTTTGTTGGCTGATACAAACACAGGATTTCAGGTATTTAATTTTAGAATAGAGGAGGGATTGCGAGGTGATATAAATGATGATGGATTATTAAATGTTCTTGATATTGTATATCTTGCCAACTGCGTTTTGGCACAAAACTGCCCAAGTTTAGCTACTGGTGAAATGGCTGATATAAATTTGGATGGTTGGTATAATGTTCTGGATATTGTCACTCTGTCAAATGCTGTACTCGCAGGTGGCTTTGATGTTTAATTTTCATTATGGAAAAGGAAGTTGCGGTATAGAGGGCGGTGGCAATGTTGCAGGTGTTCAAATACGCTATGAAGGTGTTGTAGAAATACACGATGCTACTCCAGATGGTGTTGAGATGTTTGTGGGCAATGGAATGATATTAATAATATCGTTATCACAGAATGTGAAGTTAAATGAGTTGTTTACATATATTGGTAAGTTTGTAGTTAATTCGGTAATAATAGCAGATGCTTCTGGTAACAAATTAGATGTAAGGATTCACGAATCAACAGATTATTCACAAAATATTAAAAGCAAATCTGAGGATATGACGATCAAATCGGAAGATATGAATGCTGGTTTTACCAATATAGGAAGACGCTACAAAACAACACTTGATAAAACAATAATAGAAAATTTGCATACAAACAAGGAAGGTGATTTATATCTTGAAGATGGTACTGCATATAATGGTGCATATCATATTCACAAAAATAATAGTATGGCAATGAGTGGTGCTGTGCATGAAGAAGGCTCACAACAATTATATACTAAAAACAAAATTACAGGAAAAATTATTCCTACAAAGGATGCACATAAAAGATTGAAAATACAAAGACCATATGTAAGAAAAACAAAAGGTGATTATTAGATGCAATCTGTAGGAACTCCACGATTTTATATAAACGATATAGAATGGATATATGGAGATGATACAGTTAATCTGGGTGATCATTTCTATACAACACCTGTTGTTCCAAAATCACTTGTTGCTAATCAAAGTTTTACTATACCCTATGATCTTTTAAATCCTTATGTTGTTATACTGGGGCATCAGAATGTTCAGGATATAAGCATAACATCGGATGATTCTTCTGCTGTTAGTAGTGTTAGTGGTGCAATAAAGATGAATGAAGATGCTTCACAGCCAGGATGGAGTTTAATCGAATTATCGGCTACACCTGATGCAATAGATATAAGTGGCACAGGAGGTAGCAATCCCACTATAGGCTCTGTTGTTATTGGATCATATTATGATATGCCTGTATCACCCAATCTTGCACTTGATATGAGTAGAGAATATGGGGAATCAAAAGATGATACAGCACTAAACGGTTCTACCTATAGCAATACGATGTGGCATAGCCAACCGAGGTGGGGTGATTTGGGGGCATGGGAATTATCAAGTGCCATACCTAATATGATGGCATCGGGCAGAAGAATTTGGAATTTATCATTTTCTTATATATCAGATAGTGATTTATTCCCCACAGTATCAAATTTAAATATATATGGCACAGATTTAGAATCTTCAGCAGGGGAACTAATAACTGATCACAATGATTTCTTTTCACAAGTATGGCATAAATCCTCAACGAGAAATTTTATATTCCAAGCAGATAAGGATAATTATGGAGTTGATGGGTTCGCAATAGCTCGATTTGTAGATAATACACTTGATATAGAGCAAACAGCAGTTAATGTATATGATATCTCACTTAAAATAGAAGAGGTATGGTAGGTGGCTTATCAGAATTTAGGAACGCCTCGATTTTATGTATCTGTATTGCAATGGCTGAAATCGCTGGGCAAGCTAATTACAGTTGATGGCTTTGGAGATCCTAATTCTACCGAGATAGTAAATTATTTGAATAATTTTGATAATTTACTTGAATTTGTAGATATCATCCCTGATAAGCAAACAACAATAAATGTACCTACGGCAAGTACACAGTTTATACATTATAAAGCTCCTGATCTTAATTTTAAATCAATAATGCCAGAGAAGAAAAATTTTATGATGGTGCTTGGGCACACCTTCGGGAATGAGAGTGTGTCGTGCCGTGTCAGGGAAGAGGGGGGCATTCATTCGCTAATGTGTGATGATAATTATGTTAATTTTGATCAACACAAGCCTCATTTTAACGGATTTAGCATAGCTACAGGAAATGATGCACATGATAATGCTGGACAAATAATGTCGTTTTTAATTGTGGTATTTACGCCACATACAGATTACAAATTTTCTTCTCTGCTCTATGGAACATACTACGATATGCCTCACAGCCCTGAGCTTAATCTGAAAATGAGTAGATCAATGGATGGCGTAGAAAGAATTAGAACTGCTGGTGGCAATGATTTTGTAAACCACAAATATACTAAACCATCGCTTTGGGGCAGAGCACCTGCTTGGGAACTTACAACTGGTGATATGACAGCAGATGAAATGAAATTATCGAAAACAGGCAGAAGGATGTGGGATCTTAACTTTAATTACCTTAGTAAAAGTGATCTTTTACCAGAGGTATCTACTGCAAATTGGGCTGATTCTTATAGCTCAGAAAGTGCACCATCTGGAAAAATGCTACTTGATGGTGATAATTTCTTCGCACAGGTTATCCACAAAACAAATGGTGGGCAATTACCTTTTGTGTTCCAGCCAGATAACAACAACAAGAGCCCAGATCAATTTGCTATTTGTAAGCTGGATATGAATAACTTTGAATTTAAACAAGTTGCCAACGGTGTTTATAACATCAAGCTGAAAATTAGGGAAGTTTGGTAGCCCTGCGTGGATCTTGAACAGGAAAGCCCTGCTCGGCTGCGTACATAATAACCCGATCTATATATTCTGAAAACTCTTCTACTGTAAATTCTGTTGTTGTTTGTATCTTGAAATGGCACTTACATACATCGTGCATTTCTTCAGGATGATAGCCACATTGTTGCCCGAACTCTCTGAGTATTGCCCAATAGTAGTTATTTTGAGCAGTATTACGCATTTTAGAAGGTTTTATATCAATATAGGCTTCTCCTTCGCATTCGTGTAAAAACCCTGCTAAAGCTTCATTATCGTGCCAGTTTATCTTTCCTTCTTTTATTTCAGCGGTAAATCTCATAATATCCCGTGTAATTTATTAATCGGCAAAACATTCATATTTGCTTTTTCAAATTTCATTCCGTGATAGGTTTCGCCCTTATTTAGAAATTTGGACATCTGAAAAAATCTATCACATTCAATAAACCCAAGTATCCACGCAACTTTACAATCCTCTCTTATGCGAACAAAGATATATTTATCTGCATTTTGCCTGTGCTCGCCATCTATTTCACACGAATTAATAGCTGCCAGATAATGTCCTGGGGGCTTAAATTTACAGGAAATTGTTTTAACATCTACTTTATCCCCATCAATTATAATATCATATTCATAATCATCTACATCCTCAACACCGAAATAATCCATAACAACAATCTCCCCTAAATATCCATACATCAATCTTTTTCCCTCGGATGCGAATCTTCGTTTATCTCTCTTGTCATCGATCTTTATTTTATCATATTTTATCTTAGCACGATCTCTCATATCTTGAGTTATCCTAATCTCTGAATACAAAGTATCTCCTTAATAAGTTAAAAGCATCTTTCCATAAATTTATATTATAACGAGCCTCGAAATAATTAATCCCATCATTGTGATATTCTGTGTGATGATGCCGGCACAGAGGAACGCAGGTATAATCCTTGTAACCATCCTTGTTCGCACCGCCCATCCCTACCGCTTCCATGTGATGTGGATCACACGGCATACTGCCACATACCAAGCAGGGCTTAGTGCGGATATGCTCAAGATATTTCTTCGATAGTAACTTCTGTTCTCGCTGGTTTTCCATATTCCTTTTCTGCCAATATCACACATATCTGGCTATCATCGTGGATAAATTGAGGTTGCAGAACATCGGCAACCATCTTCAAAAGATTATCCAGATCGGGACGAATGCCATGTCTTATCGGTGCATCCTCTTTTAAGATATGTTTAAATTTGCCAGTTCTGTAATGATTTTTAGGTCTTTCCATATAAAATGTAGCCTTTAAGAGAATATTGCCTGTAAGGGGTGATTTTGGCTTGTATTTCGCAATCTGTAGCCACATCTCTTTCTTATCTGCGTGAGATGGATCATACATCCTGCCGTATTTAGCTACCCTGTGACGCTTTAACGGTTTTGGTTTGCCGGGAATCGTGAAATCAATCATCATTCACAATATAAACATATACCGGGTCCCATTTTGAGCTACCCCTGTCACCAGCCATTGCATCCAGCGGTGTAACCGTACAGGATATAATCATTGCAACAAGTATAGCAGTTGCGAATCCAAGTAAAAAATAGTATCTGCTATCCTTCATTTTTTCTCTCCTCTATAAAGGGGGGAATTTAATTCCTTTTTTTCTTGTTTTTTTACCCTTCTATCTTCAAGTTGCTCCCTCGTCATATCAATTACTTTTTTTAATTTTACTGCCCTTCTTATATCTCTCTCATCAATTCCCATTTCTTCTAATTCCCTATAATACTCTCCAACT